GATTTGTTGGTTATTTAAAAGATGAGTTAATGTCGGAAGGTAAAATAAAAGCAAGGAAGACAAGAGTTATATATGCGGGTGATTTGATATCGAACGTAGCGTATCGCATGGTGTTTGGGTCTGTTTTGGCAGCCATAAACGCATCATTTGCGACGACGCCCAGTGCGGTAGGAATGAATCAATTTTCGCATGATATGCATGATATTTATGATTACCTCACTGAGGTAGGATTTAATTTTGTGGCAGGAGATATTAGTGAATGGGACAAGCATGTTTTAGGAATAGTATTGAATGAAGGATATTGGGTTTTTGAACAATTAAGTGAAGGTTTAACAACGGTACAAGGTTATAAGAGTTTTAAGGAGCAGCAGTGTTACTCGCCAGCTCAGATTTCTGATAATCTGATCTATTTTGTTGTGACCTATTTTTCTGGATTGTTTTTAACAACCCCTATGAATAATATTAATCATGAAATTTATCTGAGATATATTTTCGCGAAGAGAAATCCAGCGAAAGTTTTCAGAGAACATTGCCGAATAAAAGTAGGCGGAGATGATCATGTTTATTGCTTCAGTGATACTGTAGCACCAAACATGACACCTTTCATGATAAGAGATTCATATAGAGAATTAGGACACACTTATACATCAGATATAAAAGATGAAGAGTTGAAGGACGAGTTTAGGACATTTGAGGAGATAACCTTTTTGGGAGCACACCCAATATTAGTAGATGGAAAGTATTGTGGAGCGTTGAAGAAGAAGACGATCGAAGAACAATTTCATTGGACGAGAAATAATAATAAATCATTGGTAGAAGAATGTAAGATGGCACTGGAAATGGCAAGTGTTTGGGGTGAAGACTATTATAATCGCATGGTTGATGACGTAAATGAAGCATTATACGACAATATGTATCCACAGGTTGAAATGCCTGTGCATTCAGAAATGGTTCGTGTGGTTGCAGCAAGAACGGCAGCTTCTAAAGCTGATTACCCTAGTGGTTTTTACGCCCAAGGTCCGCCCGCAAATTCGCTGGCTAAGCTTAACGAGCATAAGTTAGTGGATGGAGTTAGGTTAAATAATTCCCAAAATGACGGTCTAGCTAATAGAGCAGTCAATGAGGGGGCTATGGATATCCACTTCGGTTCGGAATCGAGAGTTTATAGAGGACAATTTGATTGGGTTACTTCGGACGTTCCAGGAGTGCCGATATTCTCAACGGATTTACCGTTTGGAGTGTTGGCGCTTGGGGACGCTGATAACGTTCAGAACATGCCTTTTGATAGGTTCGTTTATTGGAAAGGTGATATTGAAATATCGTTCCAGATTAATGGAACTCCCTTTCAACAGGGTTTGTTGGTGGCATATTTTGTGCCATTAGCTGCATACCCTGTAGAATTAGCGAACATTACAACATGTTCACACGTTAAAATACAACCCGATCAGAGTTCAACATATACTCTGACGATCCCGTACCTTTATCTAAGGTCAGTAATGAATACTATTGCCAGGGGGACAGAATCGCTGGGTACGTTGTACGTTACACCACTATCTGCACTAGTTGCAGTGGAAAATAACGAAACCACGTTAACAGTTTACTCTGCCTTCCCAGGCTCGAAGTTTACAATACCAAGACCTTTGGATGCGGAACCCGGAAGAAATAAGTTTTACAATGTGCAAGGATATGAGAGTGTTGAAGCGATAACTCACTTCAACGGACCTTTCCAAGCACAAGGTAATGTCTCATCAACAAGTGTTACGAATAATTATACCGCAGGTGGTAACATGCCCATACAGGACGTTGGAACTACGGCCAATTCAGAAGCTAGTCAACAACTAGCGGCCGATGTGAATATCCCAATGGGTTTTGATAATCCACCTCTTGCTTCAGGAGGTATACCAGTCGTACAGGCGTTTCCAGGAATGGCAGCGTCTCATGGAGTCAGGCAGACGACAGATTTGCAGCTAATGCCTGCAACTCTGGCGAGACAGCAAGTACAAATTTTTAATCCGGCAGAAACTAAATTCGCAACATTATTGGCACATCAAACTTTGTTAACAAAGTTACATGTAAGTAATACGATGGTACCAGGTACCGAACTTTACAAGATAACTCTCAATACGAGAATGGGGATTACTGAAGGGAATAATATTCCTATCAATATATCCGTTATCAACCAATTTATGTTTTGGAGATGTGATGTCGAATTAACATTTGTAGCTGTCCAGACTAGATTTCATTCAATGAGACTACAAGCACTTACAGCTTACGGGGCGCCCGGACTTGCTCTGGGCTCAAGAAATGTGAATTATTCTTCAAATATGAGCTTTTCTGCGGACGACCAATCAACAAATTACACACACACTGAAATTATACCATACAATGCACAAACAGAATTTTTAAGGACGTATGAGGGGGAAGGAGTTACTGACCCAATTCAGAATTATGCTTTAGGAACTTTTGGAGTTTACATCTTAAACTCTCTCATTGCACCGGAAACAGTTTCACCAGAAGTTGAAGTATTGGTCTTTCTAAGGTTTTTGAATCCAAAATTGGCAGTACCAAGAGCAAATTCTCCATTTACATGGAATGATTATCTCGAGTACACCCCAACATCCGTTTTCGGATTTAGGGGAGCTAATGATTTAGAGACCGGCAGAAGAGCAATCGCTTTGAGATGGGATCCAGGTACTGGATTTCCGAACGTTCCGTTATCATCATTGGAATGGGATCAGGGTAATGTACCACCAGATGGTACATATAACCTTTTGAACGTTGCAACGATGAGATTCTGGTATTGGATAGATACAGTCGGTTTACAGTTGACAGAAGCTTTAGTTAGTTCTATCACTCGTGAACTTGGATTTGTTTATTTTAATACAGCTATTCCTGAACCGTCAAATTATGTGTTTTCAAGTTCGTTCCTAGCAACTCCTGATTTCTATTATGTTACTCCTGCAGTTTTTGCAAGTATACCAGAAATAGAGATTTTTGAGGCGCAGGGTCCGGCTGAAACGACTACGACTGAAGAGGTTCACCCCAGTACAACCGGGGAGAATACAGATGAAGCGGAGACGATTGTGATTACCAAGACCGAAACGGATAACCGACCCAATATTCCATGTAAGTGGGAAATTGGCGAGAAATTTGAATTCACTATTTCTGATGTTCATGAAATTGGTAGACGATATATTCGTGTAATACCTATCAATAACATAAGTTTAGATCAGTTTTCTGTTCTAACAAGAACTACAAGTAGCGTTGAGACGGTAAATCATCTCAATGTTCCAGTTCAACCTCAGAATATGTGGCGAGGATTATTCGCAGCATGGGCTGGTAGTGTAAAGTATAGAATTTACAAGAATTCCGACGGGTTTTTACCTCAAGTAATTTTTGTTCCATTTTATAATAAAGATGTCACGCAGCCGGGTTTACCAATTATTGATGCAATGGAAGGGTACGATTTTGTAGCGTATGCAAGCGCTTATACATCAACATCTTCAATTACTGGCCCTATGGCCAGGGAAGTATTGTATCCAATTTCAGATACGAGCTTCATAGATGTTTCAGCACCATTCCAAAGTCATTTCAATTTTTGTTATAACTCGAAAACGCAGACTATCGCACCTATTAGTTCAGGCACGTTGGTTATGTCGTATGGCGGGGATACCATACCTGTGAGCTTTACAGCTTTCGGGGATGATCTTCGTCTGGGGATTTATCGACCCCCACAAACGACCACATTTAACATGACCGTTTTCCAAAACGGCATTGGGGGTTTCATCCAACCTCCGCTATAAATACGAAATGTTCGTAATTCAGGACTTGTATGACTTTTAAATTTAACTATTGGTGAAGGGAAACTATACAAACAACTACGGTGATGGGCTACGGC